GCACTTGGTGTTGGTCAAACATACTATGCGATTGAGGATGTTGTAACTGCAGTTCCATACAACAACCAACTCGCTGTCCCCAACATCCAATACCTATCGAATGATGAAATTGTTAGATTCACTTCTACAGGCACATTGCCATCCCCCCTAGTTGCTGGAACCGACTACACAGTTAGAATAGTTGAGTCAAACCTAGAGGTATTTTTAAATAATGTTCAAGTTACCTTTACTACTCTTGGTATTGGAAGGTTGGCATTGAATATTGTCCGAGACTTCACAGTTTCTCCCTCAACTAAAATTACTTTTGCAAATGTCTTTTTTGACACTGGAACGGAAGTCATACCTCGAGCAAATAGTGACGACACCCTTCCCACTGCCTTAACCGCTGGGACTCCATATTTCACGCGTTTCATAAGTAAAACGGAGATCGAACTGTACGACACCCTTTCCCATTCCCAAAACACAAATAGCACAAGTGGTAGAATTTCCTACCAGAACGTAGGGGATACCACTTCTAGTACTTTCTTTCTAGACGCCGTCAAGGATCTCACCCTTGTGAAGGCAGTGTATCATGTTGAAAAACCCAAAACAGAGGGTTATGTGAGCCTATATGCATATGACTACGGCCGCAGCAATGACATGGCACTAATCGGACAATACCATCCGGACGAAGTGAACCCCATGTATCGCAGGGTTCGTATTGGGAAACCTTGTGCTTGGGCTAGAATCATCTATCGTGTCCGCGCCCCCAAGATTAATAGTCTGTACGACTACATTCCGGTGGAGCAAGAGAGGGCAATCATTGCCGCGGTGCATGCCGTTGATCTTGAGGACAAAGATTTCTTGGAGCAGGCGCAAAGGTATTGGGGCATGGCCCTAAACTACTTGAAGAACCAACAGAACAGCATGGAAGGTCATGCCTTTAACCCCCCACAAATCAATAATTTGACTTATGGGGATGGCACAGATCCAGTAATGTTTTAACCTCCCATGAAGTCACCCAATGTAACTGCTGGAAGGGTTGAAAGGGTCACTACTGGATGGGTTGGTGGTGTCAATAGCGTCCGCAACCCTTGGAATCTTCCTGCCGACCAACTCAAGTGGGGAGTAAACATCACCGTTCGTGGTGGTTTGGCGCAAACTCGTCCCGGTCAAGGCATGAAACTTTCATTGCCCCCAGGAAACCTCCAAGGCGGGTGCTTCTTTGCTTCAAACAAGCAATTTAAAGCAGCGCAAGTCAACACCACCTCCGGTGGCACAACCACAACTCAAGAGACAATCTACAACTACGATGGAACCCAGTCATTTGAGAGTGAGTTGCCATATATTTTGTTTGCCGTCGGTGGGTCGGTATACTTTGCTCCCTTCCCCCTAGAGCAACCAAGGGATTGGGATGAGTACAAACTTACCGGGATCTCACTAGACCCCTCGGTCAGTGAGTTTGTCTTTACCGTCGCAACCCAAACATCCACCTTGAGTTCCGGTGGAGATGTGACCGTGACCCCCTCCAACAGGGTAGTCATCATCCAAGACGGCATAAACTCTCCTGGGTATTGGGACGGAAGCAATACAACCGGGGCGCAAGACAGCAACATCCCAATTGGGTATTGGATGGCATATTCCGGAAATCGACTTTGGGTTGCCGCTAGAAACATCGTTTTGGCATCCGACCTCGGCAATCCATTTAGTTGGGTTGAGAGGACAGAGGGGGCGGGAAGGGGTGACTTTTCATTCCCAAGGACAGTAACAGCGCTTGTGGATTATGTGGGTCAGAACAACGACACTCGACTCATTGTTTTCACCGACAGATCAACCTACTCCCTTGCAAGTGGTGTTCTAGACAGGTCTCAATGGATCACGACGGCAAACTTCCAGAATACTCTGTATCCAACCGTTGGGTGTGTAGCAGGGAAGTCAGTTGCATTTCAGGCCGGTCTCATGTGGTGGTATTCAAAAGGTGGTTTGGTAAATGCAAACGTGGCATCAAGTGCATACTTGACCTCACAAGTCCTTTTTAAGGATGTTGAAATGGCAAGAATCAAGAGGTTGATGCCAGCAAATACTACCGGGATTTGTGCTACATCATTTGAGAATTATTTCCTTTGCTCCGTTCCATATTTGGAACCATTGCCAAGTGCAACCATGGTTCTCGATTACGCAGTTGCCAGTGAATTGAACCAATCAAAAACAACCCCTGCATGGAATGGGGTGTGGACTGGTACTAGACCAATCGAATGGTTACCTGGGACAGTTCAGAATCAACAGAGGTTGTTCCATCTTTCGGTTGACTATGTTTCCACCAATGATGGTTCGTTCAATCACTTGTGGGAATCCTTCTTGCCAGAACGGATTGATAGTTATCTGCAACTAAATCCGGATGGCACTGCCACCACAAAATATAATCGCATTTATTGCCAAGCAGAGACCGCATTGCTAGGTGATGGCATGGAACTAAAGCAGATAAAGTACGGTGAGTTGGATTGTACTCAAATTGGAGGAACTGTGGATCTACGAGTTTCCTACAGAGGGGGAAAGGGAACATATGAACAGATCCTCAACACTCGACTCCTTGCTGTCACAAGTGATTACCAGTTTGAAAACACACCCCTTGCGGATGAGATCTACAACTATGGTATCCTAAGAAACCAATACCGTAGGGTGATTACTGAATCGGTACAGAGACCACTAACAAATTCCTGCGAATCAAAGGACTCGTTGGATGTGGACAAGGCATTTAGTTTTCTTATCGAATGGTGTGGTGAACTAGGTGTAGAAGCGGCTCGTATGTTCATGGATCCATGGCAAGAGATTTCCGTTGGAAGACCCCAAAGAGATGAGTTGAAATCTTGTGTTGTTCATGAGGACGGATCAAGCAACACGGTCGAACTCTTGCCTACACCATATGAGCAACCAAGTTTAAATCAGCAATCTTGGTTTGCTACCGAGAGTCAAACAATCACACTAAATTGCCCTGCGGGAAGTCCAACACTTGGGGTATCCGCCACCGCAACCGCTAGTGCGGAGTCTTTTGTTTCTTTGGCAGATGCAAAGCAGAAAGCAACTACACTAGCAGCACAAGCGGCAAGCGCAGCAGCAAACAAGTTTAGAAATCAAAACCCTTGTTAACACTATGCCTACCATCCAGAACGCAACGCAAACGATAACGAACTTCCCAAACAAGTTCGTTAGTCCATTTGGTAATGATGGTGTTTTGCCTCTATATTCTTCTGTTCCATTAAGTAGTCCCGCTAGTGGATGTTTGGAATGTGTGGTGTGTGGAGACTCGATCTTGAGGGGAGAGATAATTGCAAATGCTGCATTTAACAACGGTCGTAGCATTGGCGGAGGGGGTAGAGGAAGCGGAAATGGATCCGGAGGTGGTGGGGGTGGATCTGGAGGTGGTGGTGGTGGATCTGGAGGTGGTGGGGGTGGATCTGGAGGTGGAAGTGGATGGGACAATGGAAGTAGTGGCACCGGCGTTGGAGATGTAGTTATCACCACATTTAACACCCCACCAATACCCCCAATTGCTTGTTCTGGTTGTGGAACAATAAAGCAAATTCTAAATTTAGAAAGTTCTGCGACTCAAATTAACGCATCATTTTCCGCAACTTGGAGTGGTGGTAGTTATTCAGATGGAATTGTAATACCATTTGACCTTGGGGATTGTTCTGCACAAGGTGGTTCCTTCCCCGATCCCATTATAACTTTAGACCTCACTAGAATTGGTGGAGTTGGAGCATGCAATCTTGAAATAGGTGTCGCATTTCTTGATGGTCCGTGTGATGTTTATTTAACGGCCAACACGACATCCTTGCCCATTTCGTTGCCAGCAACTTTTAGCATATCTGGAGATGCTACTTGTGGTCTTGATACATATCCCGCTACAGGAAGCATCACAATTTTCTAATTTATGAGACCAAAGATAACCTACAAACTAGTTCCCTATGGAACCGAGGAGTTTCAAAAACTACAATTATTTGCGAAATCATTTGATCATGAAATTGTCGCACATCCACAAATAAATGTTTACGCATTCTATAGAAATGATATATGTTTTGGTTATTCAGACCACGTTTTCATTCCAACCATGTA